ATGTCTGCACCAATAATAATCTCGTATTATGGACAATTAAAAACGTTTACATATGAAGAATTATACAATGGTACATTTGACATATGGATGAATAATACTTATAATCAGTATAAAACTACCTCTCCTTGTCAAGGTGCTGTAGCTACTACTACTACAACTAATTCTTCAAATCAGGTTTCTAATATAATATCTAATGTTACTAATTTAATTAACTTAGATTTTTCAGGACTTGGAGGAGTAAGTGTAAATGTAGGAGGTACAACATCATCAGGAACTAATATATCAACAAATAATAAAAAAGATGGAAATAATAGTAGTAACAATTCTGGGGGCAACAGTAATGATAATAGATCTCCTGATTCAAAGACAGAGGGACAAACAGGACAAAATGGAGGAAATCCACCAGAAAATCAAGGTGGGGATGGATCCTCAGGACAAGGAGGAGTAAATGGAAATAATAGTTCAGGCAATAGCAGTAATTCTTCTAATAGTTCTTCTGGGGGTGGGGGTAGCGGCAAAAGTGAAGGAACCACAACCAAAGAAGAAACCCCAACCGACAAAACTGAGCAGCAAGCAGAAGTTAATAATTCTCAAAATACTGGTTCAGCAAAGACAGCTGCAAAAGCAAAGGCAGAAGTCCAAAAACCAGCAATCCTAGTTACAGGTGATATTGTTGGTATTCAAACAAGATCTGATGGATCTCAGGATGCTAGAGGTACTATGTCCTTTACTCGTGTAAAAGGAGATGGCACAGCATCAATAGGTTTTTCAGCAGATTATATGTTTAATGCTAGAATAGGTAATCTTACTGCTGTTAAATCTTGGATTGGGGTAAACCCAAAAGGACATAAACATATTAATGTAGTTTCTGTTGGTGCAAGTTTATTACCTAAATCTTTTACAAGTACTGGAATGTTTGTAAGAGTTAATTCAATTAAAGCATTTACAGCTATATATGGTGCTGCTGGTACTTATGGTTCTTTATTTGAAGAGGAAATTATTTCTACAATGGTAATTGGGGGATTTATGTATAAGGGAAATTTAACAAAATCATTACACGCAACTATAATTGCTGCTGGTGTTTATACACCTTATCAAAAGTTTTATACCGAATCACTATTTGAAAGCAAACCAGTTGTCATTCCTTTTTTAAATCTTAATTATAAACTAACTAAAACGTTTGGTGTAGGATTAACTGCTGGGGGGACTTATATAGCAGGTGAAGATGTATTAAATTATCAAGTATTAATGGGCGCAAAATTATTATTATGAGGTGGTTAATTTTTACAATATTATTATTACTTGAAATTAAAATTTATGCTCAATCTCCTTTATGTGCTAGTAGACCAACTAGTTTTTGTTGTGAATATGTTAATAGCGTCACTATAAATGGAAAAACATTTCAAGGTAGTACAGGATTTACAGCAGCATCAGGAGGCAGTCCTGCTGGGTATTATGACTACACATACACAAAAGATACAATACCTAGAATTAAAGCAGGACAATCAATAAGTATTTCATATACAGGAGTTACTAACGGTAACTATATGCAATATTTTAAATTATGGATTGACTTCAATGGAAATGGGATATTAACAGATGCTGGTGAGTTAGTTCATGCTCAAAACCAATCTTGGACAGGAACAAGAACAATGACAGCAACTTTTACAGTTCCAACATCAGTTTACAATGGAGAAGTATATATGAGATTTGTAATGCAATTTTCTGGTTCACCTGTTATTTGTGGAACTTATTCTTATGGAAATACATTTGATTTTAGAACTAGAATAGTAGGAGCAACAGATCCATTTAGTTATTCTGGATTTATTTATAACTCAGAAGGAACAGGTATACAAAATATTCCAATAAAATTTTACTCTAAACTAAAATCAAGTAGTACCTATACTTTAGAATCAACTATAAACACAGATGCTACAGGAAAATACACTATTTCAAGTACTAAAGATGCTACTGTTTACAATTTTCAAATTGAAATTAGTAATTTAACTATTTCATCTCCAATATCAAGTGATGCTCAGTTCTTTAATACTAAAGTATTATCTCAATCTTTTGTTTCTAAAGATTATTATAGAATGGATGCAAATGGAAATAATAGTTTAACTATTACTGATGTTTATTTAATATATGCTAGAATAGTAGGAAGAGGTTGGAGAAGTGGAGTACCTGCTTATAGAATATTTACACCCACAGAATGGACAGTAATAAATTCTTCAACATCTAATTTAAAATCAACTTACTCAGGAGTTCAAACTATTACCCTTAGTGGAATTGTAAATAAAGGTAGTTCAAATTATTATTTAGTTCGCACAGGATATCGAAATTAATATATTTATAACAAATGTTAAACGTTTTATTACCAATATTGTTTGCTCTAAATCCAGGTGATCCTATTAAAGTTCATGTTTCTGAAAATGATACTAAAATAGAATCTAGAAGTGTTAATTTTGGAGTAAAAGAAACTGTAGAAGAATTATTAGCTAATCAAGGATATACTCCTGTAGATGATACTGCTGTTGGAATGGATGTTTGGGTTAGTGTTGATACTTTTTATTCACCACAGCAAATATTAAATATTTTTGGTATGAAATGGTTACGAAAAGATTATGTTGTTGAAACTTCTATCTGTATAGGATCAGGTTGTTTCAGTGGTAAAGGCGAAAGAAGAACTTACGTATTTGCCATGTTTTTGGATGTAGAAAATAATGAGGTTCCTTTGAACCGAAAAGCATTTTCTAAGGCACTAGAGGCCAGTTTACGAGAAACCGTAAAATTTAAAAACAAAAAACAACAATAATATGAAAAAATTTTTAAAAAATCTGTTTGATGACAACAACACTATTAACGAAAAAGCCGTAGTTGGTTTTATCGCTTTTATGTGTTTAGTTTTAGCTTTGCTTGTTGACCTTGTAACTGGTTATATGGGTACTGCTTTGGTAATTAATGAATTCATTTTTGATGGATTTATGGTAATTATTTTAGGTTCATTTGGTATCGCTTCGGTTGATAAGTTTATGAACAAGAAAAAAGATAAAGAAGAAAAATCTGAAGAAGAGGAAGGTTAATTATGCTATTAAAAAAAGGTGATAATAATGAACAGGTAAAACAACTACAAGTTAAATTAGGTGTTGATCCTGTGGGTAATTTTGGCCCTAAAACAGAAGAGGCTGTAAAAAAATTCCAAGCAGCTAATGGTTTAACTGCTGATGGGATTGTAGGTCCTGCTACTTGGGATAAAATTATGGGTACAGCACCTGCTGCCCCTGCTCCTACTCCTGTAGCTGTTCCTCCTAGTTCATTTAAATTAGATAAATTAAAAGGACATATCCCAGATTCAGTATTAGCTCAAATTCCTGATACTGCTGCTAAATTTAATATTACTAATCCTTTAAGATTAGCTCATTTTTTAGCACAATGTGGTCATGAATCTGGAGGTTGGAAAGCAACTTCTGAAAATTTAAATTACTCTTCTAAAGGTTTAATGGGTATCTTTCCAAGATATTTTACTCCTGCTTTAGCAGAACAATATGCTCGTAAACCAATTGCAATTGCATCTCGTGTTTATGGGGGTAGAATGGGTAATGGTGCTGAACCAACTCAAGAAGGATATAAATTTAGAGGTAGAGGATATATTCAATTAACTGGAAAAGATAATTATAAAGCATTTGATGGATTTGTTCCTGAGGATATTTTATCTAATCCGGATTTAGTAGCAACTAAATATCCTTTAATGTCAGCTGCTTGGTTCTTTAATAAAAATGGTCTTTGGGCTATTTGTGATAAAGGATCTAGTGAAGCTACAGTTACAGCTGTAACTAAAAGAGTAAATGGTGGAACAATCGGTTTACCAGATCGTATTAAACATTTTAACGAGTATTATAATTTATTAAAGTAATGAGTGAATTTCAATTAAAAGAAGGACAAGGATATATCTACGTTGGAGAATATTTTCACAAATTTGGAAAATCAGTTCCTGCAGAAAAAAAGATTGGTAAAGTGAATTCTTTATTAAGTATACCTCAAATTGATGACTATGCTTTTAGTTTAGATTTTATTGCATCAGATATCTATTTAGTTGATGATGTAGAAAAAATGTATAAAGCTTTAACTCATGTTTTAGATCATGACCAATTAAAAGAAGATTGGTTTGAAGATACTGATGGTGATTTAAAAGATAGAGTAGCTAAATTTATGGAAGCTTTTGGTTATACTGAAATTGCAGATGTTGATGGAGATGGTATTCCTGATCATTTAGATGACCATATTGGTTAATTTCGACACCTTCCGCGAAAATATTAAAATAATGCATTATAGGCGCTATAAAAAAGTATATGGCGCCTATATGTATTGATGTATGGACGTTAATAAGATATTTGGCTTATTTGGTTCTGGTTCTGAAGATAAAGAAATAAAGGAAGAAAAAGCAGTATTAATTGATTTTAAAGATCATCCTGCTTATTGGTTAGGTATGTTTAAAAAACTTATCCTTAACCATAAACTCTTCAGCAATAAAATCATTTACTTTTTAGAACAAGTAGACCCAGAAATGAATACCTCAGAAATGAAAGAATCTGGGGATCATATAGCCTATGAAAGAGCTTGGCATTATATAAAAAAATTTAATATAAACGAGGAATCTCATAAGGAATCTATTAACTTGGTGATTGACGAAAACCTAGTTAAAACTATGGATTATGCCATATTACATTTCCAGGAATTAGAACTTTATGAAAGATGTGCGCACATTAAAAAAATTTCCGACGAGATTAAAAAACTTTTTTAACTAAGCTTGGAGGCACATCTCTATAATATTATATTCCAATCACGGGGTTAAAAAGAAAATATGAAAAATAGAGATATAATAACGAGGAGGTTGGAGAAAATGGAGGGTAATATCGAGAAGATGTACTTCATCCTACAACGCCAAGGTACTAGAGAACAATTTGAAGAAAATCTTCAAGAATTAAGAGAGTTAGTTTCGGAAACAAAAATGTTTATTGATCAAGAACCATTCTCTCCTAATGAATTTAATCCATCTTAATATATGAATTTAACAGCAGAACAAATCCAAAAGAATTGGTTACGTTTAATGGGTTTTATTGAGGATCATATTTCTGAACCTCGTAAAGCTAAATTAATGGAATTTTATGAGAAATATTCTGAGCGTTTGATGTTAATGCCTGCTGCTCATAAAAAAGAATATCATAATGCTTTTCCTGGAGGTTATATAGAACATGTTAATCGTGTTATTACCTGCGCTCTTCATTTACATGAATTATGGGCTACAATGGGAGCTGATACTACTACTTATACAAAAGAAGAATTAGTATTTTCGGCTTTAAATCATGACCTGGGTAAAATGGGTGATGAAGAACATGATTCATATATTCCTCAAACTGATAATTGGAGACGTGAAAAATTAGGAGAAGATTATATGTTTAATACCAAACTTCCATTTGCTTCAGTTCCAGATAGAGGATTATTTTTACTTCAGTCTCATGGTATTCAGTATACTTTTAACGAAATGATTACTATCCAAACACATGATGGTTTATATGATGAGGCAAATAAAAAATATTTAATGACTTATCTCCCAGAACAAAAACCACGTACAGCATTACCTTTCATTGTACATCAAGCTGATTTGATGGCTGCTCGTATTGAGTTTGAAAGGGAATGGTTACCTAAATTACAGGGTAGCGTGGATACCCAAAAGAAATCATTTACATTGGACACTAATAAAAAATCATCTCCAGCTGTTTCAGATAAAAAAGGTAAAGCTCTAAACAGTATGAAAAGTGAGGGATTAAAAAATTTATTAGATAATCTATGATAACAATAATTGTACTCCTTTCAATAACGGTCGTAGTCCTTGGATTTACGACCTTTAACCTCTTACGTAAGAATGAAAAACAGGAAGATATTTTAGCTTCTTATTTAACATATCTTAACAAAATATCAGATATTATTGATATATCAGATAAAAAAATCAATGAAATTGACCTTAAAGGTTCATTTAAAAGTGATGATGAAATAGGTTTCTTTTTTACTAACATTAAGATGATTCAAGATGTTTTGAATCAATTTAGAATTAAAAATTTATGAGTGAGATAGTAGAAACTAAACCTAAAAAGAAAAAAGGAGTACAATATTTTACTCAAGAAACTGAAAATGCTATTATAGAATATAATAATGCTACTACGTTTGATGAAAAGAATAAAATATATCATGAACGTATTCATTATGCTTTTTTTAAGTTAACTGAAAATATTATTCACACTTTTAAATTTTATTATACTGAGGTAGATAATATTGAAGATTTACAATTTGAAGTCATTTCATTTTTATTATCTAAAATCCACTTATTTAATCCAGCAAAAGGAGCTAAAGCATATTCTTATTTTGGTACAATTGCAAAACGATATTTAATTTTATCAAATCAGAAAAATTATAAAAAGAGAGTAGAAACAGCACCAGTTTCAATTTTAGAAGAAGATGAAAATCATTCTTACGAAATTGGTGATGATCATCCAATCGAAAAACTATCAGCGTATATTGATGAATATGCTGAATATTGTACTGAAAATATATTTGAATTATTTCCAAAAGGTGAAGATGCTCAAATAGCAGATGCAATATTAGAGTTATTTCGTAAAAGAGAACATTTAGATGTTTTTAATAAAAAAGCACTTTACATTTATATCCGTGAAATAATAGATGTTAAAACTCCAAAAATCACCAAAATAGCAAACCAACTCTATGACATTTTTAAAGAAGGATATGTATTTTATTTAGAACACGGATATACAAAGTTTTGATTTTCATATTTATAATCAAATACTAGTATGAGTCTAGATCAAGTCATATTTAAAAAGAAAAAATTTTCTGATATTTTAGAAGAGATTTACGAGAATCAAAAGAAAAAAGAAGCACAAATTTCTGCTTTGATTGGAGAATTAAAACCACTTATCAATGATATAGGTGATGCTACTCTTGTAGTTCCATTAATTAAAGAATATATGGAAATAGGAGTAAAAAATGATGAACAATTAATTAAAATGGCTACAATTGTTCAACGTGCTTTACAAGTACAAGCACAAACAGGAGCTAATGAGTTGTCATTCTCAGATGAAGAAAAAGCTCAATTATTTGATTTAGCTAAAAGCGTAACGGACAAAAAGTAATGACATTTGAAACAGCAATAGTTGATGAAATTGTATTAGACGATACCAATAAATATTTTGGTAATGTTGGTGGTTATAATGGAATAGGTACTGTTGCTTTTCGAAAAATAAAAGGTAATTATAAATCAAGAGGATTTGCTAAACCTTATTTTTCTAATTTTGTTAATTATCCTTTAAAAAATGAATTAATTTATATTTTTGAACTACCTTCTCCTAATGTTCAAGAAAATAATTTTCAATCAAATTACTATTATATATCACCTATTAATGTATGGAATAGTAATCACCATAATGGTCTCCCAAATATTTTTGAAAACAATGATCTTCCAGACTCTCAAAAAAGAGATTATCAACAAACATCCTTAGGTTCAGTAAGAAGAGTACAAGACGGAAGTTCAGATATCGATTTAGGACAAACTTTTATTGAAAAATCAAATATAAAACCTACTAAAAAATTTGAAGGTGATGTTATAATTGAGGGGAGATTTGGTAATTCTGTTAGATTTGGTTCTACTGTTTTAAATGGAACTACTCCCTTAAATAATTGGTCTAAAAATTCCCCAAATGGAAGTCCTATTATTATTATTAGAAATGGTCAAGCTCCTTCATCTGGAAATGTTGGGTTTGTTCCAACAGAAGAAAATATAAATGATGATTTATCTTCTATTTATTTAACATCTAATCAACAATTGCCTATTGATCCGGCTTCTGTAAATTATTATTCATATGAAGAAGCACCTCAATTACCAAAAGATTATTTAGGAAATCAAATTATTATATCATCAGGAAGATTATTATTTAATTCATCTAATGATCATTTATTATTAAGTTCTGCTAAAAGTATTAGTTTAAGTTCTAATTTATCTGTAAATATTGATACTCCACAGATAATAATGCAGTCTGAAAATATTTATTTAGGATCTAAAAATGCATCAGAACCTTTAGTATTAGGAGATACTACAGCTGATTTGTTAAATGAGGTTATTTCTATTTTAAAAGAATTAGTTAATGCTTCTGCTCTTGCAGCTAATGGAGGAGGTCCTATACCAAGTTTACAACAAGTAGCACCTGGATTATTAACTAGAATTTTAAGTCTTGATACAAATCAGATTAAATCTAAATATAATTATACTGTATAATGAGTCCTGAAGAATTAGAAAAACAAAGAAAGCAAGAAGATGATGCTAAAAAAGCATATAGAAGAAAACTTGCTCTTCAAGCAGGGCTTGCTGTTGGAATAGGAGTAGCTTCTCAATTGCCTGCTGTTGATAGAATTAATAAATCTGTTTTAGATAAAGTTGAAAGTCTTAAAGGTAAATTTTTATCACAAGTATTTCCAATAGCCGAAAAATTAGGAATTGAGGGAATTGAAACTGGAAATCCTAAGTTACCTAATTTATGTCCTCCTCAACCAGTATTAGATCAAGTTTATGAAATAAGACAATTACTAGGAGGAGATATAGAAAATACTTTAACTTATCTTTCTATTATTAATATATCTCTTAACATATTATCAAGTCTAATAAATGGACAAACAGATAGTATAACAGCTTTAAATACAATTAAAACAGCAACCTCATTAACCTCTAAATTCATACCTTCACCTCCAGGAGTACCAGGTATTTTAACTTCAACTTTAAGTGATGTTGATGATTTAAGAACATTAATAACTTTTACTTCAGATGGTCAGCCTAAAATACCAAAATCAAAACAATCTTTAGAAATTGGTATTCAAAATATACAAACAGCATCCCAAATATTACTTAAAATTGTAACTATTTTAGCTATAATAGATAAAGTATTAGATAAATGTGGAAAAAAAGTTAATCCTATTGAAAATACTTTATTAACCTCTGCCCAACAAGGTAATAATTCTGTTTTAGAAACAACATACAGAGGATTTATTTTTGAAATAATTGAAAAACCATTTAATCAAACATTAAATCAAAAAATAGCAGTAGCAAAAAATTCCCAAGGAATTGTTTTATTACAATCTGAACCTTCATTTACTGATAATCCACAAATATTGATAAATGAATTAAAACTTATAATTGACCGAGATAATCTAAAAGCTAATTAATTTAATATTTATTAAAAATGAAACCATCCGAATTTAAAACTTTAATTAAGGAAGCCGTAAAAGAAGCTTTTCAAGAAGAATTAAAAGAAATTCTTTTAGAAGCTGTTAAAGCTCCTAAAGGTACACCTATTGGGAATGGAGGTTATGGTACTGTAACAGAATCACAAGGTACTTACGCTCAACCTCATATTAACAATCCTAAACAATTAACAGCATCAGAACGTAGAAATATGTTTGCTGGAATGATAGAAGAAATGCAAAATGGAGGAGTAGCAAATACTGCTTACCAAGGTACTGTTAATCCAATGCAACCTGTAGATACTATAAATGGTGCTTTACCTGAAGGGCAAGTTGGATTAGATATGATAATGAACTTAATGAAAAAATAATGGCTTTTGGAGCAGTAAAAAAATATCCTATTGATTTAAACGCTAGAAAAGCGGTTGGGGTATCTCTTCCTTTTAATGGAAATGCTGTTTTCAAATCCACTTTTACTACTAAAGATGCCATTAGAAATAATTTAATCAATTTTCTATTAACAAATCCAGGAGAAAGAGTATTTAGTAGTGATTATGGTGCTGGATTAAGAAGATATATATTTGAAAATATTTCAAAAGGTACAATATCTGATATACAAAATTATGTTGAAAGTGTAATATCAAAATACTTTCCTAATATTGAAGGAGAAGCATTAATAAGTTCTAATCCTGATTTTAATATAATTTACCTTACAATAAATTATTCAATAATAAACACTGGAATAAATGATAATATTCAAATAAGTTTAACTAATGGCTGAAAATAGAGATATAAAATATTTTAATAGGGATTTTACTGGTTTAAAAAATTTACTAGTAGATTATACTAAAACCTATTTCCCTAACACTTACAATGACTTTAGTCCCTCCTCTCCAGGAACAATGTTTATGGAGATGGCTGCGTATGTAGGTGATGTTATGTCTTTTTATTTGGATAATCAAATCCAAGAAACCTTTTTACAGTATGCTCGTCAAACAGAAAATATATATAATTTAGCATATATGTTAGGTTACAAACCAAAAGTAACCAAAGCATCCACAGCTGAAATTGATATATATCAACAAATTCCAGCAAAACTTTCAGGTTCAGTTTATGTTCCTGATTTTGATTATGCTTTATATTTTCCAGAAAATGTACAAGTTAAATCTTCCGTAAGTTCAACTTATTTCTTAATTCAAGACAATATTGATTTTTCAGTATCTAATTCTTTAGATCCTACTGAAACTACAGTATATCAAATATCAGCAGGTAATCCACAATATTTCCTTTTAAAGAAAAAAAGAAAAGCAATATCAGGTCAAATCCAAACCCAAACCTTTAGTTTTGGAGCACCAACCTCATTTTCTACTGCATTAATTGAGGATACAGATATTATTCAAATTTTAGATATAACAGATTCAGATGGAAATGTTTGGTATGAAGTACCTTATTTAGGTCAAGAAATGGTATATAAATCTATAAAAAATACCAATCCAAATGATCCTAATAGTTATCAAAATACTGATGCTCCTTACTTACTTCAATTAGAAAAAATAGCAAGAAGATTTGTTACTCGTTTTAGAACAAATGGTGATTTAGAAATTCAATTCGGTTCAGGAATAACATCTGATGTTGATGAACAAATTACTCCAAATATGGATAATGTTGGTTTAGGATTACCTTATGAACAATCAAAATTAACAACAGCATTTGATCCAACAAATTTCTTATACACAGATACTTATGGTATTGCACCTTCTAATACTACATTAACAGTAAGATATTTAACTGGAGGAGGGGTAACATCAAATGTTGATGCTAATACTTTAACTGTATTACCTAATACAGCTAATATTAAATTTTTAAATAGTAATTTAAATTCTTCTACTGCAAACTATATATTTTCTACTATAGCTTTAAATAATATTACAGCAGCTACAGGTGGAGCAGATGGAGATACATTAGAGGAAATTAGACAAAACACATTAGCAACTTTTCAATCTCAATTAAGAAGCGTTACGGCTGAGGATTATTTAGTAAGAGCATTATCAATGCCTTCTAATTATGGCTCAATTGCTAAAGCTTATATTGAACCAGTAAAAGCATCTAATATAACATCAGGAGAAATTCCAGCAGTATTAGATTTATATGTTTTAGGATATGATAATAGTAAAAAATTAACAAATGTTTCTTCTACTATTAAACAGAATTTATCAACTTATTTATCTCAATATAGAGTAATAGGAGATTCTATTAATATTAAAGATGGGTTTGTAATTAATATTGGAGTTAATTTTGAAATTATAGTATTGCCTAATTATAATAATAATGAGGTATTATTTAATTGTATTGAAACTTTAAAAACATTTTTTAATACCCAAAACTGGCAAATTAATCAACCAATTATATTAAGAGATATTTATACCGCTTTAGATGCTGTAAAAGGTATCCAAACAGTAAAAAATATAGAAATAGTTAACAAATCAGGAGTTTCATTAGGATATTCCCAATATTCTTATGATGTAAAAGGAGCAACATTAAATAATGTTGTATATCCTTCATTAGACCCTATGATTTTTGAAGTTAAATATCCTGATGTAGATATTCAAGGAAGAGTAGTACCTTTATAAGATGGCAGTATATAAAATTTTTCCAACCCAAGACGCTACCGTATATTCAGCTTATCCTTCTTTAAATACAGGATTAGATGAAATATTAGAAGTAACAACAACCACAGAGGGTGCCTTTGATCCTAACCCTCAAGTATCAAGATTTTTAGTTCAATTTTCAACCACTGAAATAAATGATATTTTAATAAATAGAATTAGAACATCTTCTTGGGCCTCTACTTTAAAAGTTTTTTTAGCTGAAGCTGAAGGTGTTACTGCAACAACTACTTTAGAATGTTTTCCTATATCTAGCTCATGGGCTATGGGTACTGGAAAATATACATCAGACCCAGCTGTAGAAAATGGAGTATGTTGGACCTACAGAAACGGTTCAGGATCTGTTTATTGGAAATTTTCAGCTTTTGGTCCTTATGTAACTGGATCTTGGTCAGGAAGTAATTCTGGGGGTGGTAACTGGTATACTGGTTCCTCTATAAGTGGTTTAAATGTAAGATCAACTCAATCATTTTCATTTTATGATGATAAGGATATTACTTTAAATGTTACTGATACTATTAAAGCATGGTATAGTGGAGCATTTGAAAATAATGGTTTTATAATCAAACAAACCCCTGAATTCAATTCAGTAAATAATACTGAACTAAAATATTTCTCAAGAGATACTCATACTATTTATCCTCCTCAATTAGAACTTAAATGGAATGATTTTACATATTCAACAGGTAGTTTAACAGTATTAAACACTCTTCCAGCTTATGTAAATATCGAAGAAAATCCAGGAGTATTTTATAGTCAAAGTGTAAATATTTTTAGAGTTAATTCAAGACCTCAATATCCTTTAAGAACATGGATTACTAGTTCTTGGTATACTCAAAATTATGCTTTGCCTTCTTCTTCATATTATGCGATAAAAGATTTAGATACGGATGAGTATGTGATTGACTTTGATCCTGTTTATACTAAAATAAGCTGCGACAATAGTGGAAGTTATTTTACAATGTATATGAATGGATTAGAGCCTGAAAGATATTACAAAATTTTAATCCAAACAGTAGTTAAAGGAAATACTTTAGTATTTGATAACAATTATACTTTTAAAGTAGTTAATGGATAATGGCAGAAATTATAAATATAGAGGTAACTTCTTACAATAAAAAACAGTTAGATCAAGCAGTAAATACTCAATTTACTCAACTTGGTGTTACAACTGCTGGTACAGCTGCTGTTCAAACTATTTCTGTTGATGAATTTTTTACAGCTTATGAGGATTTATTTTACCAAATTCCAAAATTAGGAGAAACTAATTCTCATGAATATTTAGTTAAAAAAAGTAGTGAATATATAGGTGCTGTTTCTACAAATGATGAAGTACAAGCTTTACTACAAGAAATAACTCAACTTAGACAGGAAAACTTGGATTTGCAAAAAACTATTCTTACCATATCAACACCTACTAGCTAATGGCGACATCTATAGTAACACCTATACCACCAATTAATAATCAAGAATTAAATAATTCTGATGCTGTCTTAGTTTCTAGTATTTCTCAAGAAAATTTTTTTAATCCTGAAACAGATTTTATCAGAGCATTTGTTTATGATATAAATAATGTTTTAATAAGAGGTATTAATACTAATTATACTGTATTAAATACTAAAGTTAAAAATGAAAACATAAAAGAAATACAGTTAGATCCAGCTCAGGATTTATCTTCAAATTTATACAATACAGGAACATATAATATAAATTATAATTTCCTAACTAATCCTATTCCAAATTCATTTTTTTATATATCAGAAATTTCAACTGATAGAACTGAATTAAGAATAGATGATACTAATTTATCTTCTGAACAAAAATTAGAAGTTTTTAACAAATTAAATACCTTATTAAATAGTGGAGAATTATTTAAGGGTATTTATGTTAATTTTAATGATGATTCATTTTTATTAATAGTTAATATTGCTTATGATAATAATACTATTTTATTAAAAACATATCAACCATTACCAACTCAGTTTAATGTAAAACAAACATTAAATATTTTTGAAAAAGTATCAGAACCACAAGCTTATCAAGTAGAATGGTTACAAGAAGAAGTACCTTTTGATGATAGAGTATTTTTAAAAGGTCCTAACTTTACTTTAAATGTAAAAAATCAAGTAAATAATTCAACTGAATATAAAACTTTTGATACAATTTATACTTCTTCTTTAACAACTTTAACCAGTCAATTAGGAAGTATTTTAGTAGAAAGAAGAGCAGAATTAAATACTGATTATACTGACTATAATAATTTTGTATTCTTTAGTTCAGCAGAACAAAGATTAGCTAATTTTTATTATAAAGCATCACTAATAGAAGATTATAATAATCAAATAAGTGTTTTAAATGCTTTAACAACAACCCCACAAGTATCATCAAGTATTGCTGTATATCAATCAAAAATAAATGATATTATAGTAAATTTTGATGGGTATGATTATTTTTTATATTTTGATTCTGGTTCAAAATCTTGGCCAAAATCTAATTCAACACCTACTTATACATTATATTCAACAGGATCATCTCAAGTAATAAATTGGTATGCAGCTCAATCTTTATCTGCATCATTATTTGATGGTGAAAATTCAAACTATATATACAACATTTTTCCTACATTTATAACCGAAGATTCAGACAATAACCAATTCCAGTTATTTACGGAAATGGCTGCTCAAATGTTTGATGAAATTTGGTTATATACTCAAGCTATTAAAAATAGACAAGATGGAGATAATAGTTTAGAAGGAGGTATTTCAAAGGATTTAGTAGCAGATGCTTTAAGATCTTATGGTTTAACTCTGTATCAAAGTAGTTTTACTGATAGTGATTTATTTACCTCTTTATTAGGTATAGATCAAGCAGGTAATACTTTACCTCCAACAGGAAGTGAATTAATTACTAATTATATAACATCATCAGCAGAAACTACTCCGTTTGATGATGCTCAAAAATTAATATATAAAAGATTATACCACAATCTTCCAGTATTACTTAAGAAAAAAGGTACAACAGCAGGTTTAAGAATATTATTATCTTGTTTTGGTATTCCTGAAACTCTAATAAGAATTTCTGAATTTGGTGGTAAAGATAAGAATTTTAATACTTGGGATTATTGGAATGATCAATTTAATTATTCTTATAAGTCAACCGGTTCTTATTATTTATCTTCTTCTTTTTCTTTAAATTCAACTTGGGGTGCACCTAATAATGTTCCTGGAGCTGTAGAATTTAGATTTAAAGCAGAATCTGTACCTCCAACTAATTATTCTCAAAGTTTATGGTTTACTGAAGATGGATTAGGAGTATTTTTAGAATACACAGGTTCAGGATTATTAACAGGTTCTTATTCAGCATCAGTAGTAAACCCTAACTATCAATATGGTACCCTAAAATTCATTTCAGGAACCGATTCAGCTAGTGTTTATTTACCTTTCTTTAATGATGGATGGTGGTCTGTATTAGTAAATAGTTCAAGTGCAGGATATACATTATATGCTAAAAATAGTATATACAGTGGTGAAGATGGTAATACTTTAGGTTTTCAAGCATCATCTTCATTAAATGTTTCTACTTTATGGAGTGCAAGTACACAAATATTCTTTGCTAGCTCATCAGCAACTCATAAAGGACTTTCAGGTTCATTACAAGAAATAAGATATTATACTCAACCAATTACAGAGGAAAGTTTTAATGCTTATGTAATGAATCCTTCCTCTATTGAACAAAGTCAATACTTAGCTTTTAGAGCAGCTTTAGGAAACGAATTATATACATCATCTGTTTCTATTCATCCTAAAGTAACAGGATCTTGGGTCTCAACTTCTTCATTTACAGGAACAAGTAATTTTTATGTTAGTTCTACTCCTGTTTATTTAACAAATGATGAGTATTTCTTTTATGATCAACCTAATGTAGGTTTAAAAAATAGAGTAAGTAATAAAATTAAACAATCAAATTTAGTTTTACCTTCAACTAGATCTACATTACCAACCAATACTGTTTTATCTTCATTAACAAGAGTTCAACAACAACTTCCAATTAGTCAAAGTTATACTTCTGATTTAAATTTAGTTGAAATTGCTTATTCACCTCAAAATGAAATAAATGATGATATTAATAGTTCTTTAGGTTATTTTAATATTGGAGATTATTTAGATATTAGAACAACAGGTTCTTCATATCAAGCATTAAATACTTTAAGAAATGAGTATTTTGAAAAATATAAATCTAGCTATGATTATAAAGATTATACTAGATTAGTAAAATATTTTGATAATGCTTTATTTAAAATGATTAAAGATTACGTACCTGCTCGTTCAAGTATATCAACAGGTATAGTAATTAAACAACATATTTTAGAAAGAAACAAATACTCTGAACCAACAGCTACTTTTACCCAATCATTATATACAGGATCTATTGATATGTATACTATTACAGGTAGTGATGGGGGTGTATTTGAAAATTCAATTGTAACTCAATCATGGTCTGGTTCTTATATTACTCCAAGTGGATCAGTTCCTTATATTCATTCAACAGAAGATGAATTCTTTAATGGAGAATTTAGTGGTTCTATAATTGATATTCCTGAACCACATCTTTGCACTATTGATTTTGCAGGTATTTATTATACAGGAAGTTTTGGAGTAGATGCTAGCGTATTATCTGTTTCGTCTTTATGGGCAAAACCAAATTATGATTTTGATTATGATAAAGATTATTTTTTACAATTTACTATAAATAATCATCCTGATGCTGCAGGAAGTGGTTCTGTTTATATCTTAAATGGAGATACTAGTAACTACGTTTATATTAGTTCTGATGTAGCACCTGGAGGTTCAACAGATGTTTTAGTAGAAATTAAAAATGTGATTTCTCCTCTTTACTTTTTAGCAGTAAATCAAGCTTTTTTAAGCCCTGCTAGTATGAGTATTGCAAACTTTACTGCTTCTGTATTTCAATTAGAAGATGATGATTGTGATCCTTTAAACAATAATGCTAGTTCATATCCTCTTTCCCAATATTACATGAAAGTGGATTATAATAGTGGCCAATTAATACCAACTAATTTTAATCCAATTATTTCAGGATCATCAACAAGAGCGGCAGTTAAGGATTATTATTATACTTTAAGAAGACAAATATTACCAAGATATAATGGTTCAAGATTACAAGCTTACCAAATTAATGCTTTTACTTCTTCTACAGATATTAGTTATGGTAAATCTCCTGTAATTGAAAGATACTCTGATTTCTTTATATATTTTGATTGGATTGGAGGAGCTAATCCTCAATATCCTGGTGGAGGTAATTTACATGGGATTTATTTAATTGATATTGAGGGTAATTCTGTTCCTTTAACTACTGATAATTTAAATTTAGGTAGAATAGAGAATATATTTAAAAAAGGAACAACAGCAAATATATTACCTGCTGTTTATTCTGCAGGAAGTACTCCTACAAAAGTAGAAATTGTTGAAGGAGGTGCCTTATATGAAACCATTTTTGCCAACTCAGGATCAACATCAGGATTATTAGCTGGTGGATATGCTGCTTATATTGAAAGTGGAGTATCACCAGGAATGATAGTAACCGTACCTTATGATGTAACTACTTTAAGAACTCAAAGTGCTTATCCTAATACTTTATTCGACAGTGGAAGTGGATGGTTAAAATATATGTTAACGGGTAGTGGAATTGGAACAGATTTAAATATAAAATACATTCAACCTTTAGCAACCAATTTTCAATTATATAATAAAAGAACAGGACAATATGCTTCTTTAAATGAATTAGTACCTTACGAAGATACTTTCTTTCCTTTAAAATATGGAGATATGATTCGTTTTGGTATTAACACAGCTGGTCAAACTGGATCTTTAGATTATAATTATTTTAATTTAGGAATTTCAACAATTGTATCAAACTCATTAGATAATACTTCTGCTTTAACAACTAGCTCTTTATTTGTAGATAAAATTAATTCTCAATTTCCAATTAATTATACTTTACAAAACATAAGAGTTATGAGAAGAGTTCCTAATGAATCCTTTATTTTAATCAAAGAAAATCCATCATATGGAGACCCCGGTTTCTTAATACCTGGTGACTTTAATCCAAATTATGATGTATATGAATTAGCTAGAAAAGCAGGAGTAATTACATAAAAAACTAAACTTTAATATATTTATAACAAATCTATGGGATATTTAAATAATTCAGTAGTAACAATTGATGCTATTTTGACCAAAAAAGGTCGTGAACTATTAGCACGTAGTGATGGTTCTTTTAGAATCACTCAATTTTCATTAGCCGATGATGAAATTGATTACACTCTATATAATCCAAATCATCCATCAGGATCTGCTTTTTATGGTGAGGCAATTGAAAATATGCCTTTATTAGAAGCATTCCCTGATGAAACACAAATTATGAAATACAAATTGGTTACTTTACCAAGAGGTACTTCTAAAATGCCTGTGTTGGATTTGGGATATTCTGCTATTACTTTAAAACAAGGTTCTTCTTTATCTATTACTCCTCAAACTTTAAATTATTTAGGTAATAATCAAGTTTTTGAAACTAATGGATACACAGCAACAGTTTCAGATGTTCGTGTGTTGAATAATTTTACAGGTACAGGTATTAATACTCCTGAAGCTGCTGCTTTAAATTCAACTACAACTATTGGAACTAATGTATCTAAAACTGTTGTTGGAACTACTATTTCGTTAACAGCAACAACATTAAATACTTTATTTAGTACCAATATTGCATTATATGCAAGTTTAACAGTAATAGGTAGAGATTCAGGTGCTCGTGTAACAATTCCTTTAACAATTACTAAAACTCAATAATAATGTCATTTAAAAGATTAGAAGCTGACGATTTTGTAATAAGTGCTGATAGTATAACAGCGGCCCTTTGGTCAGGTAATCAACCTACTTTAATTCAATTTTTTACTTCTTCAATTCAAGCAGCCTCAACCTCAGGTAATTATTATTTGAGTGTTTACCAAACAGGATCCACATTAACAGGATCTGAAGTTCAATTTGATATTGCTTATGGTAATAAAAATGGTTCAGGAAGTGCTTATTTTAATGCTGCTGTAACCGGTGTTTCTCCAACTAAAACAGTTTATGGACAATATCGTTCATTAGTATTAGGAGATGAAAATGCTGCTTTTATATTTGGAAACGTTACTGCTTCTGATTTTTGGGCTTTATCTGTAAATCGTTCAAGATATAAAGAATCTTTGTTCCCTGGTTCCTTAACTTTAGAATTAAGTGGTGCTTTAGGAGTTATTACTTTAACCGATGATTCAAAATTAACATCTACTATTACTTATAAAGATGCCGGTAGAGTATTTAACCTAATTTCAGGTTCAGCAGGTACTTTAAGTGCTGGTGCTTTGAATTCAAATGGTTGGAGTTCTGCTTCTGGATCTTATGGTTGGGTATTACCTGATATTGGAGTAATTTTATTAAACCCTGATGCATTATCAGGAAGTATAGCCTCAGGTGGTGTTGGATTAAATGTAAGTAGAAGTTTAAATGCCCCTGGTGATAATAATGGAAGATTATTCAGAGCAGTTTCAGGATCTACAGCTGCTACCTTTACCTTAAATTCTCAAGAAACAGTAACAGCTGATTATATATTTGTAAGACCAAGAAGTTCAGAATTTAACTATTCAGAAAATCCATCTTATATTTCAGGTTCAACTGGTGAAGTTTTATATAGTTCGTTTGTTAATAATCCTCAAACATATATTACAACTGTTGGCTTGTATAATGATTCAAATGAATTGTTAGCAGTAGCTAAACTTTCAAGACCATTATTAAAAGATTTTACTAAAGAAGCTTTAGTAAGAGTTAAGTTAGACTTCTAATGAATGAGTGTATTCAAATCACTTTTAGCCCAAGACATTATTGTAACCCCTTTCGAGGTTAACAAGGGTTACAGATTTGAAGGTGCAGCTCAATTAACTGGATCTTATATAGATAGATTTTTAGGTAAAAACCTTACTTCATCTTTATTTGTTTCCTCTAGTGATCCAACTACAGGTCAAATTTCTTCACAGTACCAAAAATTAATATACAATTCTGTTAAAGAATTATATTACTCTAATTACTTATCTTCTAGCTACGGAGACTCGGCTTATCAAACTATTATAGTAAATGGTCAAATAATTAGTGAAAGTTACCACCAACCACAATATTTTAATTACCCTCAAACAACATTAGCTTATCCAAAAGAATTTCCAACTTCTTCTGATGCTATTGTAGGAGTTATTTCTGTTCCAAAATCTTTATATGGAGATAGTATTCAACCAAATACTTTTATTTTAAAAGCAGAAAGTGGTTCAATACTTGATGATGGGGAAGGTAATTTAATTATATCCGGAAGTACTCAAATTTGTGGTAATATAATTTATTCTCATGGTTTAGCTATTTTAGTTAGTGATGGTTTGGTTGGAGCTGATACTTATGGAACAGCCATTTATGGCACCTCATTATATGGATCCTCAGACTTAACTTTTGTAACTAATTTTATAACTTCCTCAAATATATCCTGTTCATTTTCAAGTTCATATACACTACATGAAACTCAATATAAATGTACTTTAAATGAAAATGAATTCAACTTTAGTCTAAACCCATCCCTAATTTCAGGTTCAACTGAAGGAATAGTATATGATTTTGTAACAGGTTCTAATTTTACTCCATATGTAACAACAATAGGATTGTATGATGATAATCAAAATTTACTGGCTGTAGGAAAATTAGCACAACCAGTACCTACATCTCGTACAACAGATATGACTTTTTATATTAATTTAGATAGATAATTTATGAACGAATGGTTTTCTCAAACAGACAGCGACAGCGGGTTATTAACAAAAAAAGTTTATTCTTCAATTGAAGATTTTCCCGAAAACACTTTTGGTTTTATTTATATAGTAAAACATAGACCAACAGGCAAAGCTTATATTGGAAAAAAAGTTCTTTACCACAACGTAAAGAAAAAATTAACAAAAAAGGAAATAGCAGAACAAACAGGACCAGGCAGGAAGTCAGCCACAAAGGTGGTAGCAAAAGAATCGGACTGGAAAACCTATTACGGATCTGCTAAACCAATTTTAGCACTCATTAAGGACGGTAAACAAGAGGAATTTACCCGTGAGATATTACAATTGGTTCCTAATAAAAAACTTCTTACTTACTATGAATGTAAGTATTTATTTGAATATGGAGTATTAGAAAATTCTAAAGGTTATTTTAACGATAATATTTTAGGTAAATTTTTTACTAAAGATTTTGCTTAACTTGGTAACCTAAAAGGTTATTAGTACATTATGGTTATGCTGAATCAACCTTTGATAGCATTATCTAATTCGGTTTTAGGAACCGGAAAACAAACCGCAAGAGGTAACTATGCTTATCACTGTCCTTTCTGTAATCACCATAAACCTAAATTAGAAATTAACTTTACCGAAAACAAAAAAGGAGAAAACCCTTGGCATTGTTGGGTTTGTGATAAACGTGGTAAAAGATTATCTCAAATATTTAAACAAGTTAGTGCCTCTCCTAAAGCAATGGAGGAACTAAGAGCGCTTGTTAAAACTGAAACAGCAGATAAAGAGGTAGCTGTAACCGAGGCCATAAATTTACCTAAAGAATTTAAAACATTTAAAAGTATTACCTCCTCAAATATTATAGGAAGACATGCCTTAGCATATCTAAAATCTAGAAATATTACAGAAGAAGATATTTTAAAATATAATATTGGTTATTGTGAATCAGGACCATACAAAAATATGGTTATAATTCCTTCGTATGATGCAGATGGAAGACTAAATTATTTTACAGGTCGTTCATTTGAAAAAGAAGCTAAAATAAAATATAAAAATCCATCTGTATCTCGCGACATCATACCATTTGAATTGTTTATAAATTGGGATATACCGTTTATATTATGCGAAGGACCATTTGACGCAATAGCCATCAAAAGAAATGTTATCCCGTTATTAGGCAAAAATATACAAACAAAATTAATGAAGAAGATAGTAATGTCTTCAGTTGATAAAATATATATAGCTCTTGACAGAGATGCTCAAAAACAAGCTTTATCTTTTTGTGAACAATTAATGAATGAAGGTAAAGAAGTATATCTTGTAGATATGAAAGATAAAGACCCAAGTGAAATGGGCTTTGATAATTTTATCAATTTAATTACAGACACCAACCCTATAACATTCTCAGGTTTACTTGAGAAAAAACTATTTTTATGAGTAAAATCAAACACACCTACAATCGAATTTTAGAAATTTCAGATGACCACAAACAAGTAACACTACCAGATGCTCGTTATTACAGACGAAACGGCCAGTACTATCCTTCAATAACTTATGTTTTAGGTTATTATCCTAAAGGAAAACAATTTGAAGATTGGCTTAAAAATATGGGTCGCTCTGCTGACTATATTGTTAAAAAAGCAGCCGAAAATGGAACTAAAGTTCATGAAATGGTAGAAAAATATTTGAATGGAGAAGAATTAAGTTTTCTAGACAAATATGACAATCCAAAATATGATGTAGACATTTGGCAAATGTTTTTACGTTTCGTTGAATTTTGGGAAACATACAAACCTAAATTAATTGAAACCGAAGTACATTTATTTTCTGATGAACTAAAAGTAGCTGGTACCTGTGATTTGATTTGTGAGATTGATGGTAAAATTTGGTTATTAGATGTCAAAACTTCCAACATGATGCACAACACTTATCCATTACAAACAGCAGTTTATGGGTATTGCTACAAAGAATGTTATGGTGTTGATGTAGATAACTTTGGTATTTTATGGTTAAAATCTACTAAACGTAGACTTAATGTAGAAAAAATGAGTGGTAAGGGATGGGAAGTAGTATTACCTGAACGTACACAAGAAGAAAATATTGAAATATTCAGAATGGTTAAACGTTTGTTTGATATTGAAAACCCTCAAGATGCTCCTACATTTACTGAATTTAAGACCACGATAAAAAGAGATTTGGAATCCTAATTTATTTTTGTTATATTTATGACAAAATACTTCCATGATTGGACTGGTCTCTTTATTAAAAGAAATACAAGGTAAACCCAAAGCCATTTTTATGGCAGGTCCAGCAGGGTCAGGAAAGTCTTATATATCCTCTAAATTAGTCCCCTCAAACTTTATTACAATAAACGTAGATGATACCTATGAGGAATTACTTAAATCCTCAGGCATTGGTATGAAATTAGCTCAAATGTCACCTGATGAATTAAAAAAAGCAGGTGAGTTAATGGGTCAAGCTAGAAAAACTACTGATACAAAATATAAAGATACTCTTAAAGATGCTAAAAATATATTGATTGATAGCGTTGGAGGTTCCTCTAAAACATTACTTAAGAAAAAACAAGAATTAGAAGATTTAGGTTATGAAACAATGATGATAATGACTTATGTTTCGCCTATTACCTCACTAGAGCGTAATATGAAGCGAGACAGATCATTATTACCAAGCATCGTGATTCGTTCTTGGCGCGATGTAAATAAAAATATAGACGTATATAAACAAACTTTTGGTGATAATTTTACTTTAGTAAATTTAGATCCTGAGGATGCTAAAAAAGATTTTGACCAAGAATATATTTACCAAACCTTTATTAAACCTTTAGGACAAGTAGGTAAAGAAAAATCACCTGAGGAAATAGAAAAATCAAAAAAAGAAACCCAACAAATCTATTCAGACATAAAATCAGCTTTACAAAACCAACCTGATTTTGATACTGAAGAACAAGCAAAAACTAAAATCACAAACTTTATACAATCATGAAATTACTAGATTTACTTAATGAAGTAGAAAAAAATGAAGTATTACAACCTGTTAAGGAGGAAGCTCCTGAGGTTGTTAATGAAATAGGAAAATTCTTTGTAGTTAAAAAACCTAAAAAAGGTATGACTAAAGAAGATATTATGTACGAAGCTACCGTATTTGACGAAATTGTAATGGATGAAGTCAAAGGTGTTTATAAACAAAAATCAGATGCTTCTAGAATTGCTACTGAAGCTCTTAAAGCATACGAAGCTCAATTAAAAGAAATGGAAGACGCTATGAATGAATTCCGTTCTGCTAAAAAAGATATTGAGGAAAAGAAAAAAGCAGCAAAAGATAAAATCAAAGCTTTACAATAATGTCTGAAGTAACAGAATCTTTAATAAAAGAACTGTTAGAGGAACCTATAACAGTAGCCATTTATGGTGGTGGTTTTAAACCTCCTACCAAAGGTCATTTTACTGTAGTTGAAAAAGCTCTACAAGAATATCCTGAAATAGATGAATTAAAAATATTTGTTGGTGGAGGAGTTAGAGATGGTATTACTCAAGATGAATCTATTAAAGTATGGAACATTTACAAACCCTATCTTTCAGATAAAATAGATGTTGAACCATCAGTAGCTCCAGTTAAATCTGTTTTAGGATATGCTAAAGATCATCCTGATGAAAAAGTTTATTGGATTTTAGGTGCTCGTGAAGGTGATGAAGATGATTTAAAAGATATAGAAAATAGAACTAAATCTTTAGACAAATATCCAAATATTGAAGTAAAAGTTATTACTACAGCAGGTGGTGTTAGTGGAACTAAAACAAGAGCCGCTATTGCCTCTGATAATAAAGAACAGTTTTTTCACTTAATTCCTGATGTGAAAGAGAAAGAAGAAATTTGGAGCATTTTATCCCCAATTGTAAAAGAAGGTTTAATAGATAATGTTAAATCTAAATTTAATAACTTTGTTACATCTGTAAAACAAGAGGGAAAAGAAACAAAACAAGCCCTTAGTTTATTGATTAAAGCCGCTAAAGGAGAAATTGAATTATCAGACAATGATAAAAATTATATAGGTGAACAATTAAAAGATGTTTTAAAATTAGTAGGTTTAACAGCAATTGCTACTTTACCTGGTGGATTTATTGCTGGTGCTTTATTAAAATTATTTAAAGCAGAATTTTTAATTACACCTTCATCATTTACAAACGAATCAAATAAACAACCAATAGTAGATAATAAATCAAAAGATCCATTTGGTTTAAATGCTTATGCTAATGAATTAGTAAAAGAAACTTTTGAAGAAACTTGGAATCCCAAGGATTCATTCGTATCTTTAGCTGTATTTATGAGAGACAATGGAATGAATATAACACCATTGCCTAAAATTAAGGTTATATCAGACGACAAAGAAAATGCGTCTCGTCTTTTGGGTAAGACTGCTTACTACAGTCCATCAGATAAGTCAATTACTCTATATACCTTTGGAAGGCACCCAAAAGACGTATTGCGTTCTTTTGCACATGAAATGGTTCACCACGAACAAAATCTAAACGGAACTTTAGGAAATATAGGTACTACTAATACAAATGAGGATGGTAGTTTAGATAAGATTGAAAGAGAAGCATATGAAAAAGGTAACATTATGTTACGTAACTGGGAAGATAGTATAAAAAATGTATAAACTAAAATTAACCGATCTATACAGGCAAATCAAAGAACAAGAAACAGAGCCTGAAGAACAAAAGTATCAAATCTTTTGTGACATGGATGGAGTGTTGTGTGATTTCGATGCTCGCTTTAAAAGTATAAATCCTGAAAAATTATCTCCTACTCAATATACTACAAAATATGGAACTGATAAATTTTGGGCAACTATTGATGCTGAGGGAGTAGGATTTTGGGTTGGGATAAAATGGATGCCTGATGGTAAACAATTATGGGAATATATTTCAAAATATAACCCTACATTATTATCAGCTCCTTCAAGACAACCATCTTCTCGTTTAGGAAAAAGATTGTGGGTTAAAAACAATATTCCTGGAGCTAAATTAGTTTTAGCATCAGCAGAAAAAAAACAAAATTATTCTGGTACAAATAAAATACTTATCGATGACCGCCCTGATAATATTGATCAATGGAGATCAAAAGGTGGTATAGGAATATTACACGTAAATACAGCAGATACAATTAAACAACTACAAAATATAGGACTATAATGGCAGCACCAATAACATACAAAAGACTAGTTTTATCAGGAGATAAAGCAAAAGAAACAGCCGATGAGGTTAAAGCAAAAATGTCTAAAGATTGGAAAAAAGATTTTCCTGATGGTAAATTAGATATCAAATCAGGTGTTGAAGGCAAAATGGTAATTGATGTTACCACAAAAGAATCATCAGCAGCCTCTTTAGCATCTAAAATTAAAGACATTGCTACTCGTAATAAAGTAACTACTGTTACTAAAGATAAACCAACTTTAAAGGCTGTTAAAGAAAACGATACCAAAAAACCAGAAATGTCTGATGAGGAATTAATGAAAAAAATTAAATCATCTTTAACATTTCAAGTTACTGGTGGTAAAAAAGGTAAACCTGGTTTAAAAGAGGCTTTAGATAAAAGAATAGCTACTATATTTCTTAAATACAAAGGCAAATCATTTCCAATGGATTACAAACCAGGATCTATGTTTGCTAAATTTGTAGATGATTTAGAAAGATCAGGAGCTTTTAGCAGTGATGATGAAGTTTCTGATTTTATGTCAAGTGAAGAATTTGATATGTACGCTAACAAATTTGGAGTAGAAATTGATTATGCTGATTATGACCCCACTCCTTTAGAATTAGCTCCTAAAGAACCAGTTAATCCACAAGATATGATTCCTGGTAGAGCACCTCAAGATTTTATTAGCGCTGATTTACCTCATAGAGTAACTGATTTACTAGAAAAATTAAAGAAAACAGGTAAACTAAAAAAGTCCGAATTAAAAGAAATTATCAAATACACTAAAAAATAATGAAAAATAATTCGGTTTTAAAAAAAGAGTTCAAACAACGTGATGTTGAACGCCTACGTAACCTTGTAAAAGGTAAGTATGGTGAACGCACTACGATGGGAACTGGTTATACTAAAGCAAAAGAATTTCATAATGAAGGTGATGTTTGGGAAGAAAATGGTCGTCAATGGACTATTAAAAATGGTATAAAACAAAATATTACTAAATTAGATAAAGCAAAAGAAGGTATAATTGTACCTTTATTTTGTCCTTCATGTAGTGGAGTAATGAAACCGAATAGAGATAAAATGTGGTATATTTTAAATAACCACTGTTTTAACTGTCAGGTAGATTATGAACATAAACTTCGTTTAGAAGGTAAATTAGAACAAGTAGAAAAACAGGTTGGAAATGATTTTATTGATGGTGTGACTCAAGATTTTGAAGTTTGGTTTGAAGATATGATTAATTCTAAAGAACAATTTGTAACTGAGGCCGGAGATATTGAAAAATGGGATGGTTCTGGTAAAGAACAATTGTTAAAACAAAAAGAGGAAGCACTTAAATATTTACAATCACTTAAAAAATAATGGAAACAGCAATCACAACAATAGCCGTAGCTTTTATAACAGCCGTATTAGGACCTATTTTAATAGAATGGGTAAGAGCTAAATTAGCTAAAAAAGAAAATAAATTATCTACTGTTAAAGAAGCAATTGATTTAAATGAATTAGTTGATAGTCAATTAGAACAATTGATGGACGGTTTAGAGTGTGATAGAATTTGGATTGGACAATTTCATAATGGTGGTCATTTTTATCCAACAGGAAAATCAATCCAAAAGTTTTCTATTTTCTACGAGAAATTAACTCCAGATACAAATACTATACAACACGTATTTCAACAAATCCCAGTTTCATTATTTCCTAAAGCATTATCTAAATTATATAAAGACGGGGAATTAGCTATTGTAAATTATAAAACTGATGAAAATTACGATTTAAGTATGTTTTCTAAGGATTATGGTACTAAATCTTTTTATATGTTAGCAATTGATGATTTAGATGGACATTTTATTGGTGTAATGGGAATTGCATACAACGAAAAAGAACATAAATTATCTAAAGAAGAATGGATATTTATAAGACAGAAAGTGGGTGCCATTGGTTCCCTTTTAACAGACTATTTATATAAGAAAAAATGAACGATATTCAAAAAATAAAAGAATTTTTCTCAAAATCTTTAAACGAAGAATCAACTACATTTAAAGTAGGAGACAAAGTAACCTATTTAGGACACCCTGCTGAAATTACAGCGGTTAATAAAGAAATGACTGGTGATATTACATACAGTGTAGCTTATAATAAAGGATACGGTAGAACTAAAGCTTCAAATATTCATCCTAAAAGTGGTGCTATTAAACCTTTAGAAGAAGTAGATATTAATGATCCTGTCTTAATGAAGGCAAGAGCAGCAGCTTTTCAAAGAACCCAACCTAAACCAGAACCTGTAAAAACAATTAATCCTAATTATAAGGCTGTTAAGAATGCTGATAAAATTAAAGCTCTTAAAATGCGTCGTGCTCAATTGATGCGCGATATGGAACAAGAAGCTGAACCAGAAGGTGGTCCGATTGCTGATAGATACGGACGTGAATTAAATAAAATTGATAAAGCAATTGCTATGTTAAGTGAAGCTAAAAAAGAAACAGGTGTTGACATGGCTAAAAAACGATTAGATGCTTTAGGTGTTAAATATGAAATGTCTGCTACTGATAAAGTTAGACCATTCAAAGTAATTTACAAACCAGTTAATAAATCAGATAAATTTTACGATGAATTTGAAGACATTGTTGATTTATTTAACTTAAAAGGTTTTGTAAAAACATCAATGGATGAAGCCAAATTTATGTCAGGAATGTTTTCAGCTAAAGACTTTATTAATGCTAAATTAAAAAACTATCCTAAAGCTCAAGCTAAAGTTAATCAATTAATTGGTATGATTGGTGAATCTAAATTCACACAGGAAATGGCTGAATGGATTTGGGATTTCTTTAACAATGCATCTTTTGAAAGCCCAGTATACGAAGCTTCTAAAGATGAAGAAACTAAATTTCATAAAAAATTAGATAAATTAGTTCATAGCACTTTCGGTAAAAGAAAAGATGAATTAGAAGAAGCAGTTAACTTAAAAGCATCTAAATTATCATCAGCTGAATATCAAAAAGCTAAAAAATTAAAAGATTTTAAAGCAAGTGATTGGAAATGGAATGCTGATGAGGATTTATATACTAAAATAAATGAAGAAGAATTAACTGAAGCTTATGTTCCTTCAAATATTAAAGAATTTGCTAAAAGAAAAGGTGTATCTTCTTTAGTAAATAAAGTAGCAGGTTGGGCTGAAAAAGTAGGTGCAGGTATTAGAGGTGGAACAGCAATTGGAATGAATTACTCTACCCTTATCTTAGACATGACTTACCAAGGTTCAGAAATTCGTATCAATACAGACAACGATACTGTTACATTATATGATGAACCCGTAAATTCATTCAACCAATTCCAACGTGTTTATCTTGAAAATAAAGAAGAAGATAATGGTTTAGAGGAAAGAATTCATGAAGCATTAAATAAAATTAATGAAGAATTATGTCCTGCTGGTAAAGCATATATTAAAAGAAGAAAAGCAGCCGGTGAAAAATCATCTGCTTACCTTTCAGGTCGTGCTGTAAAAGTATGTAAAGGCCAAATGTCAGGTAAATCAAAGAAAAAATAATGGATTTAAGTAAACTACAAGAATTAGTATCTGAATCATTACGTGACTGGTTTAAAAAAGAAGACTGGGTGCGTATTGATACTCAAGGTAATATTACTGGTCCTTGTGGTACAATGAAAAAAGGTGGAGCAACAACTCGTTGTTTACCTCGTAAAAAAGCTCAATCATTATCTAAGGCAGAAAGAGCTAAAACCTCTAAGAAAAAAGCTGCTGCTTCTCGTAAAGGAAAGCAATTTGTAAAGAACACAGAAAAAGCAGAATACAAAAAAGGTACATATCATAAAAAATAACATATTTATTAACATATATTATGGCAAAATTTAACTTAAAAGAACATATAGCAAAGAATAAAGCTACTTTCTTTGGTTCATTAACTGAAGGTCAATTTTCTTGGATGACCCAAGATACAGGCCAACAAATTGGTTCCCAAGAAGGAAATACAATTCCTGTATACATGTTTGATAACACAGGTAAATACTGGTTTGAAAAAGAATATGAAGGATATGGTGTATTTGGTGGTAAAGATTATTACGAATTACTAGACCAAATGAATGGTGGTATAGGTGATAGAAGTGAAGGTGTTAGAAAAGCATTTGATCCAACATTAGAAGGTAAATTATTATTTCCTGCATTAGTTGTTGGTGCTAGTAATTTTAATTATAAAACTCATGATTTTACTCAAGAAGCAGAAACTGATCCTAATCAATCTTGGTTATCTCCTGAAGAAGAGGAAGATTATGATATGGATAGAGAAGAAGATTATGATTATTCTGATTATGATTATTCTGATGGAGAAGAATTAGAAGAAGGTAAAGCTGCTTATGAATACGAAAAAGGTAAAGAAGCAGGTGAAAAAATAGAAAAGAAAAAAATGAAAAAATCTGAATTAAAAGCTAAAATCAAAGAAATGATTGTAGCCGAAATGGATGGTCCAGCTGAGGTAGCAAAAGAATATGACTTTTTAGCTGAATTAGAAAGCATGTTAGAAGCTGATGAAGAAGCTGATGCTGAAGCAACTGATGAAGTAGCTCCAGAAGAAGTAGATACTACAGTAGATGTTACTACAGATGAAGTAGATCCTAATGTTAAAGATGTACAAGATGCTTTAACACAAGCTCAAGCAGCCGCTCAAAAATTAGGCGATCCTAAATTAACAGATCAAATTGGTAATACAATTACTTTCTTTACTCGTTCACACGTAGTTGAAAAACCAACAGGTGCTGTAACTGAAGCAGATGAAATTGAAGCAGGCAATATGCAATATGTGTTAGATTGGTGGGAAGAATTACCATTTGAAACTAAAAAAGAAATATTTCATCAATATCAAGAGGCTGGAGATGTCGCTAACAGATATAAAATGAACGAATCAATGTTCCCAATATTAAAGAAAATTTTAAAATAAAAGTATATGAACACACAAGAAATTTTTGAAAAAATCGAATTGTTATTTGAAGAATTTAAGACCGAACATGCTAAAACTACAAAAGCAGCTCATGGTCGTGCTAGAAAAGCTTTAGGTGAAATCAAGAAATTGGTTACCGAATACAGAAAAGCATCAATCGACGAAGATAAAAAATAATAACTATGACTTATTTGAAACGCTTTTGGAATTGGTTATTAGGTAAAACCTCAGTCGACGAAAAAGTAGTAGAAACCTATCATAAGGTAGAAGACAAAGTTGAGGAAGTTGTTGACAACGTAAAAGAAACTGTTGAAACAGTAACTGAAGAAGTTAAAGATGTTAAAGAAGCAGTTAAAGAAGTTGTTAAACAATCTAAAGACGTTGTTGAAGCTACTAAAGGTAAAAAAAGACAAGGACGCCCTAAAAAAACAACTAAAAAATAATGCTTAACGAACGCGAACTTACCAAAGCCGAATTAGAAAAACGTGAAGACGTTTTAAAGGATTTAAAAAAACGTAAAAAAGAATTAGTAAAACGTTATGGTAAGGACGCTGAGTCTGTTATGTATGGTCGTGCAACCAATATTGCCAAAAAACAAGCAGAATCAATGAACAAAGAAAAAATCAAAGAACTAGTTAAAAAAACTTTAATGCAAGAAGATAATAATGAATCATCATCATTATTTAATGACCTTGAACAAAAATTAAAATCACATGATTGGTTTTACATGATGTCAGATGACAATAGAGCTTATACAAATGGTTCAGCTCAACAATCTGAGATTCGTAAAATAATTAAAGATTTAGAAAGTATGGGTAAAGGTCAAGAAGCTAAAGATTTATATAACAAATATGCTCCTTATACTCCAGGTGGTTCTGATTTAAGAATGAAAGAAGAGAAAAAATTCCCTGATTTAACAGGTGATGGTAAGGTAACTAAAGCTGATATCTTAAAAGGTAGAGGAGTTGAATTAAAAGAAGACTGGGGTGGTTCAGATCAATATGCAATGAATCAATCAATTCATAAAGATTTAGGTGAACCTACAGAATTTCCTTCACCATTTGATTCTAAATTTAGTTCAGCGGTTGAATCAGCTGTAGATTTCTTTTGGGATGATTGGGAAGAATATAGAACTGATAGAGAAGGTCTTGTAAATAAAGCAATGATGTCTTACTATAGAGCTTTCTTTCCTGAAAAACTTGAAGGGTTTATGAAAATGTTTGGTGAAAACCTAAATGAAGATCTAGATTTAGGTCATCAAGATAATGAACCACATATGCTAAAAGGTGATTTATATCGTATTGGAAAATATGCTATGGAATTATACCAAATGGTAGATGAGTTTGAAGGTAAAGGTGAGGTTGATTTTCCACATTGGTGGCAAGCTAAAATTATTAAGGCAAAAGATTGTTTAGTAGGTGCTAAACATTATTTAGATTTTGAAGTTAAAGAACCATCTATTGATGCTATGGTAGGTGTTGCTTCTGATGAAAAAATACTTGATGATGAAGCTCCAATGATGGAAGCTGAAGGAACCCTAAACCAAGTTAGAAATGAATTATTAGGTTTATTTCAACCATTTGGTGATTTTCAAATTTTAGATATGACTATGAAAGGTCAAAACATAGGAACAGAATTTCGTTTATATTCTAAATCAAAAGGTGCTAATTGGAAAGGTTTAGAAAATTTTATGAGAAATAATCCTGATTTTACTATCAAACATATTTCAAAACAAACCTTTGATAATCCAAAATCAATAGATTTTTCTTATAAAAAATCACCAATGATGGAAGGTGAAGTAACTAAAGTAGACAAATTAGCAGCTAAAATTGCCAAAGCACTTAAAAATCCAGAAAATAAATCACCTGAAGATCAAAATAATATCAAACAAGCTAGAAAAGCTATGAACAAAGGTGATATTAAAACTGCTGAAAAAATCGTTAAACCTTACAATTAATGACTGCTTCTGAATTAAGAGAAAAAATCAAAATGCTTGCAAAACAAGTGTATACTAAAGATACACCTGTTAATGTAGATTCTCCCTCAGAAATTAGTCTAGATATAGAGGAAACATTTCCTGTATTAGGAAAATTTCCTGACCTAAAAAAAGTTATTGTAGATTTATTTACAATACAGTACGAATTATTTATTGAAGATATTCAGTGGGTTGCCCCTCGTCCTACTACTTTTAGAATATTATTAGCCAATGGTGAGTCGTTTTTCTTACATTACACTCCAAGAAGCTGGGTTGCTACTATTGAGGGAAAGAAATATTATCTTGCCAACCTCGGTGAGGAAGAGCAAGCAGTTCAAACTTTAGCAAGAATTTTATCCTATGGCCAAAAAACAGAAACCACAGCAGAAGGCGGCGACGAAGCAGCAGCCGAAACCGGCGCCGAAGAAACAGGGCAAGAAGAAGTAGCACCTGAAGAACCAGCAGCTGAAACACCAGCAGAAGAAGCTTAATTATGGACGCGTTAGATTTATTTTTAAAAAAATATAGTTATAAATTTCCAAAAGGATATCCTGACTTAGGTAACAAAAGTGATATGATATTACTTGAATCATTATTAAATGAAATTCTTGATGAAAAAGTTACCTTAATTAGAGAAGGTGATGCTGAAGAAGCTATTGATCTTCTTAAAAAAGAACTTAACTTAAAAGATGAAGATTTTGTAAAACAATCTTCTGTAAGATATAAACTTTTAGTTCCTAGAGCTGAAAGATATAGTTATGTAGAAAAAATAACTAAAATTCCTGGATTTACTTATGATGCTAATTTATCTGGATCTTCTATTGGAGGTTTAAAATATAAAGGAGCTACATTTTTACTAAAACCATCAGGTGCTCAAGGTAGAGCATCAGCTGGTACTGAAAATGAAGATATTGTTGTTAATGAAATAAATAAGTATATTGAAGAAGGAGCTAAAAATGTAATATTTGATGCCCCTAATAAAGACTTAACTATTAACAACGTTAAAAAAGCTAAAACTGTAGGATACGATGTTGCTGGAGGTAAAAAAGCAGATATCATTGTTGAAGCAGATAAAGATTATCCTATTTCAATTAAAAAAGATAATGCTGGTTTCTGGGAAAGCTCAGACACAAGATATAAAGATGTAGTTAATACATTATCTAAAAAAATAAAAGATGGTAAGTTTGCTCCTGAATTAGTATTTGTACCTTTTAAAGATAAATTAGGCAATACTAAAGAAGGAATCAATATAATGTATAACGAAAAAACCAAACAAAAAATATCTGGTGTTTTAGTTACAGATCTTCCATCTAAAGAAGAAGAATCAATTATATTTGGTTCAGATAAAGTAGTTGTAGTGTATAGAAGTTTTTCACCTAATGACTTTAGATTAGAAGGTGATACTTTATATGTTGAAATTTCTAAAATTATAGAAGATATGTCTGATGTAGAAGAGTTTAATTTAGAACCAGTATTAAACATTAGACACGATTCAACAAGAACAGCCACTGGTGGTTTAAGAGCCACAGTACAACCTAAAAACAAGGTTTACAAAGACGAAGAAGCCACAGGTAATAAAATTGAATTATCTTATAATCAAATAATGTCCTAATATTTATAATTATGGATTTAAATAAATTAATAAAAGAGGTGTTATATGGTGATTGCTGCAAGGCAATTAAGCCAACTAAAGCGCCTATATTAAATGAAAATCTAGCTCCGCGTGAGATATTGTCTGAGGGATTACAATATCATATAGACAATAAAAAACCGCTTACTGAGCATGTTTATCGTGCTGGTTCAACTAATTATTTCCACTTATGGGCTGAAGCAAGAACTTTATATTCTCGTGGTATTCTAGACTTCTCAGGTGATGACTTAGCAATATTAACTGA